TACATAGCAATACGGTACTCGAACTAAGATTAAGTGTGAAAAGAATCACATTAGCGGTATTGAACGTTCTGGTCTAATTGCGTCTACGCCTCATGGGTTTGTTAATCCAGATGAGTTGGACGAATACAAGAAGGATAATAGAGCCTTTATTCATGCAGCAATGAACGTACCATTTGATACTGAGGTGTCATATGAAGAGGAAGAAGATAAAGGTGATAATAGTACTCCTGATTTTTAATAGAATGTTTAACCCTGTAAATAAAATGGGATGCCTAAGAGACCACCAAAGAATGGTGTAAGAATTGAGAGAATCAACACGTTATTAGTAGATGGAAATGCCCTATTCAAACGAGGGTACCATGGTAGTCATAACGCATACAATAGAAAACAAGAACACGTTGGTGGAATATACCAATTCATAACGGTTCTTAAAATGTTACTAGCCAAAGACGTATACCATAGGGTGTATGTGATGTGGGATGGTAATTTCAGTGGGAAACTTAGATACGACATTTACAAGGACTACAAGTCTGGTCGAGGTAAGAACTACGAAGAAGGTACTGAACCTGAAGATAAAGAAGAAAGACTTCAGCAGTTCAAGGTTAAACAATATCTGTATCATTTGTCAATACGACAAGTAGGTGATGAGATTACAGAAGCTGACGATTTTATAGCTTTATACTGTAAACATAAAGAGGTTAACGAAGATATCACGATAGTAACAAGTGATAGAGATATTTGCCAACTAATAGATGATGAAATTAAGATATGGTTATTGGATAAGAGGTTATACCTAACGGTTGACAACTACCAAGAACATTTCAAACATCACCTTTCAAACTTAGCCTTAGTTAAGGTAATTGGTGGTGATAATTCAGATTCGATTAAAGGGATTAAAGGGGTAAAGGAAACGACCTTACTAAAACACTTTCCATTCATAGCAGAACGGCAGACATCTTTAGAGGAAATTCTGACAGAGTCCAATAGGATTCAAGAAGAACGTGCATCTGAAAAGAAGAAACCATTAACGGCACTTACAAATCTCCTTACCTCAACAACCGATGGTATACAAGGTAAGGATATTTACGAAATAAATAAAAAGCTGGTAGACCTAACCATCCCAATGGTAACCAGTTCGGGTACCCAACATTTAATAGATGTTATGGATACACCACTAAGTACAGACCGAGAAATAACGGAAGTGTACAAAATGTTAGAGAGGGATGGGGTACAGGAAATGATACAAGAGTATTACATGACTGATTACTTCTTACCATTCAAGAAATTGATAGATAGGGAGAAGAGATTGATTAACAACAACAACTAATTATGAAAGCAAGAAACAACAGAAGAGACGACAACAGATTCGAATTCAAATTAACAAGCAACGGACATATCATATGTCAACGATTCTTTGCGGTTAATAACTTCAATAAGGAGAACTTAAAAGACGTTAAAGACCTTATGGACGCACTTACAGGTATGAACAACAACAGTTGGGGTGGTATGGGTCTAATACCAGCACACCTTAAGAGGCAATCAGAGGATTACCTATGGAAGATGTTCAAACCTTACGAAGTTCAAACGCCAGAGCAAATCGATAGACGAGATGTATTCGAGAACGAAGACATTATCGGTTTTGTATTGAAGTATGATGGTCGCTTAATCGCAATGACCGAATTCAGTGGTAATTTCTTCCCACCAAAAGTGAGATACAATATCAGTATCCGAGACATTATCCCTGAGATTTATTCAGAGGTAAGGGAACATCTATCAGCATAAGTTGATAGGTTATTGAAATAAAAGTGCTACTAAATATATTTACAACAAATGGGTAAACAAAAAGAGGGTTTCGAGTATCTTGGGTTGAAGTTCCAAGAGAGATTAATAAGACAATTCTTAGTGGATAGAAAATTCGCTGAGAGGATTCTGGATATAGTTAACCCAAACTATTTCGAAGATGAATCATTAAGGGTTATTGCTGCAACTATTAAGGATGCTTATGAAAAGTATGAAACGATTCCAGATGTGGATAGTCTTAAAATGCGTGTGGTTGCCAACCTTGACAATGACATTAAGAAAAAGTTTCTTACAAGTCAAATCGATAGGGTAGCTAACGCTGAGGAAAATGATGGTATCTATATCCAAGAGACTTCTATGCAGTTCTGTAAACAACAAGAACTTAATAAGGCTCTTAGATTATGTGAGAAGATCATCGACAAAGGTGATATTAATGATTATGAACAATGCGCTGACCTTATGCGTAAGGCTTTGGAAGCTGGTGATATCTCTGATAGTGATAAAAACGTGTTAGAGGGGTTGGCAGAAGTATTGAAAGATGACTACAGGAAGCCTATTCCGACTGGTATAGACGGTTTAGACGATTTAATGGATGGTGGACTCTCCAGAGGTGAGTTAGCGCTTATACTGGCTCCTTTTGGCGTTGGTAAGACAACCATGATTACTAAACTGGCTAGTAGCGCTAAAAGGTATAATTGTAACGTACTACAAATATTCTTCGAGGATAACGTTAAAGTAATTCAACGTAAGCACTTATCTTGTTGGACGGGTATGGAACTTAATGACCTATCGTTACCAGAGAATCTAGAACGGTTAGAAGATGAAATTGAACACCAAGAGGAAAATGGTGGTAAAATCATCCTTAAAAGATTCCCTAGTGTTGGTACGACAATAGCAACGATTCGTCAATACGTTAAGCGTAAGATTGCCCAAGGTTTTAGACCAGACATGTTACTTTTGGACTACATTGATTGTGTTCAACCAAGTGTAATCCAATCAGATAATAACGTTGGTGAAGGTATAGTTATGCGTGAGTTTGAAACACTATTAGCTGATTTCGATATTGCAGGTTGGACAGCGATACAAGGTAATAGAAGCTCAATCGGTTCTGAAGTAGTTGAAGCTGACCAAATGGCTGGTTCAATTAAGAAAGGTATGATTGGTCACTTTATCGTTAGTATTGCTAAAACTAACATTCAAAAGGAAGCTGGTATCGCTACAATGGCGATTCTTAAGTCTCGTTTCGGGAAAGATGGTATTATTTTCCACGACATTAAATTTGATAACTCAACACTACAAATCGACATGACAGAGAACGAAAGTGGTGAAAGTTTTGTTGCAAATACCCAAACCAAAGTGGTTGAGACTCAACAACGTATGAATACGATGATGGAAATGGCTAAGGAAAGAAGGTTGGAAGAAGAGCGTAGAAAGGTTGAAGAAGATAGAATAAAAGAATTGGCTGAGGCTGAGGACGATAGCAAAACAGAGGCATAATAAGTGGTCGGTTTATAGGTGACACACCTATTTACTGTAAAGATATTCGCAAAATTGGCACAAGGTAATTACATTAATATAAACTACCCATTTAAGGATAGTGAAGAGGGGTTTTTCTTAGACTTGAACGATACAGATTCGGAAGCAGTTAGAGCCGACCTCATGCACTTAATTCTGACCCAGAAGGGTCAACGGTTATATAAACCTAATTTTGGTACAAACTTATTGAAGTTTATTTTCGAACCTAGTGACGCAGAAACGTTTTCAGAGATAAAAGCTGACATTAAGGCGGTAGTGAAGGAATACATCCCGAACTTAGTTGTCAACGAAATAATCGTTGAACAGAACCCAACCAATGAACACAGAGCGAGTGTCCGAATAGATTACACTATCAGCGATGAGGTATTCGTTGAGAAAGACTTTGTGATAATCAACCTATAATAGCACTTAATTGTGCCTTTTTTGTAATGTGAGCGAAAGCACATACCACATTACCTATAATAATATTGTTTAAAAATTAAAAACCGAAAAATGAAAGGTACTAAAATTTTGTCTGATATTAAATTCTATAATGACTACTCCAAATACGATGAGGTAGCTGATAGAAAACAGACTTGGGAAGAAAAAGTTGACACGGTAATGGATATGCACCGTAATAACCCTAAACTAAAAAAAGGGTTCGAAAACGAACAGTTTAATAACTATTTTACTGAAGCTGTTCAAGCATACAAAGATAGACTGGTATTAGCCTCACAGCGTTCACTACAATTCAGTGGTAAACCAATCATGAAGCATAATGCTAAAATGTATAATTGTACTGTCTCATATTGCGACAGAGCCAGAGTCTTCCAAGAAGCTATGTACATGTTATTGTGTGGTTGTGGTGTCGGTATGTCATTCGTAAAAGAATACGTTGCTAAGATACCAACAATATCTAAGAGAACAAATGGAACCGTAACATATGTTATAGAGGATTCTATTGAAGGTTGGTCAGATGCTGTTGGTGTATTGATGTCATCATACTTTAATTACGATAACACATTCCCAGAATATAAGAATTGTGTAGTTCACTTTGACTATTCGCAAATTAGACCAAAGGGTGCGCTAATCAGTGGTGGATTTAAAGCACCAGGACCTGATGGACTAAAACAGTCATTAGAAAGGATTGAAAAATTAATGGAAAGTGTGGTAGTACCTTCTTCAGAGAAGATGACACCTATCGTAGCTTATGACATTTTAATGCATTGTTCAGACGCAGTGCTTAGTGGTGGTGTTAGACGTTCAGCTACAATAGCATTGTTCAGTCATGATGATGAAGAAATGCTTAATGCTAAAACTGGTAATTGGTTTGTTGACAATCCTCAAAGAGCTAGGTCAAACAATTCAGTTGTCATGGTTAAGGGCGACATAACTAAAGGTGAATTTGAGAACATATTCCAATCAACTAAAGAGTTCGGAGAACCTGGATTTGTATTCTCAGAATCTTATGAAGTCGTATACAATCCGTGTGTTGAAATAGGTATGGTTCCAAGAACTATAGATGGTAGAAGTGGGTGGCAAGTTTGTAATCTGACTGAAATCAATGGTGGTAAATGTAATGATGTTGAAACATTCTATAAAGCGTGTATTGCTTCAGCCTTTATTGGTACGTTACAAGCGTCATACACAGACTTCAAATATTTAGCACCAGAGAGTCAAGAGATTTGTGACCGTGAGGCGCTTATCGGTTGTTCCATTACAGGTTTCATGAATAACCCTAAGATTTTGTTTGACCCAGAGATTTTAAAGACTGGCGCTGAATTAATCAAAGAGGTTAACGAAATCGTATCTGAAATGATTGGTATCAATAAAGCGGCTAGAACTACGTGTGTTAAACCAAGTGGTAATGCTTGCACAACGTTTGATACGTTAATTAGAACAGAATTGGGTGACATGACTTTGAGTCAGATATTCAATTATTGTTTAGGTGATGAGCTTGATACTAAATCTTTAATGCCAAAAACCTCAGCTATACCAAAACACCAAATAAAAGTATATGACGAAAATAATGAATTAAAACCGATTACTGGGTTATACGTTAATTGTATATCTGAACTATATGAGATTGAATTTGAGGATGGTAATACATATAAAT